CCCCATAGGAGCCTTGCCGCCGCTATAGCCGCCACTTGCAGCCTTAATGGTTCTGCCGCTAGAAGTCCTTTTCGTGATGTTCTCACGCTCCATTTGAGCGCAGCAAAGGGTAAAAGCTTCAAGCATTGTAGAAAAAACTCCCATTTTCCCAAAATCTTCCGCAACGCTAATAAGAGAAATCTCTTTTTTGAGCAGAAGCATCTTGTAATAATAATAAACGTTGATGTCTCTTGCAACTCGATCACTTTTTGCAACAACAACAGCTTCATATGGAGGATTAGAAACATCGCCATACACAATACTGTCAAATCCAGGCCTTTCCTTTGCGCCAGATTCGCCAGCATCAGTAAACCACTTGATGATATTCATATCATTCTTGCGGCAGTATTCTTCGATTTGCTCTTTCTGGGCTTCCATTCCGAATTTATCTTCGCCACATTGCCCATCCGTGGAAACTCTGACATACGCAGCCACATTCTTCATTTTTACCAGCTCTCTTTCTTGACCCTATTATACACCATGTACGTTTAATCGTCAAGAGAAAGTTTGCGTATTTTTAGCTTTTTACTATCAATAGGGTGGTCAAAGGGCTGTAAACTTTTTCGTTGCTTTACAAACTGTATACTTGAATAGTAGCCTTACGAATTATCGAAAAATAATTTTCAAGTTACTATAACTAGGGTAAACTAATCCGTTTACGAAAGTACTATCAAATAACGTAAATTTACGTTAGAATGAGTAAAAATCAGAAATATCTGATGCAAATTATACAAATTGGGTTGTTGACAACTATATACCAAGCGTCTATAATTTAAGACAGCAGAACACACGATGAATCAGCCAACAACGGTAGATTTATCCTTTGTGGCATAAAAAATAGGCCGTCAGTATACCGACCAAAGTAGCACTGACGACCTATTCCACCACAAAACAGAAGCTGCGCAACCAAGGGCGCAGTCTCGGTTTCTGTCAATTATTATAGCAGAAGCAGACCGCTTCTGCAATAGAAAGGAGCAAAAAACATGAACTTTCCCACGACAACCGAAGAATTTCTGAAAACCCTCGCACACGGCAAAGAGCCGACCAGCGAGGACAGGGATTACGCAGAAGCGCTGGGCAAGCTGTCCGAACTGAACTACCGGGCAGGGTACGAAGCCGGAGCAGCCAAAAATAAGGGCTGAGTTTTGTGCAAGTCTACAAATTTTGACGTCAACGCTATCGAGTGCTATATGTAGCACTTCTTTTCTTGACTTAACACAAAATAAGGTTATACTAACATCACCAGCAAATGAAAGGAGGTGAATAAACATGAGTAGCCCTTACGCCGAGCGGTTCAAGCGAACGCTGACGATCAGCATGACTGACAAGCAGTTTGAGCATTTGCAAGCGTACTGCATCAAGAAGCGCGTATCGTTGTCCTTTGCGCTTCGAGATGCGTTCTTTACGCTGCATCCAATCCCGGAGCCCGATGAAAACGAAAAATGATACGTCCGCTGAAGTTTGGCGACAGAAGCGAACGTATCATGTAAACCCTGAGAGAAGCATTCTCTCGCCGTTATTATAGCAGAAAATCGCTTCTCTCACAAGTGAAAAGGAGCTTTTTAATGCAACTTTCTTTGTCTGAGAACATCAAAATCTTCAACAACGCCGAGTTTGGTGAAATCCGCGTCATGCTCATTGACGATGACCCTTGGTTTGTTGGCAAGGACATTGCGGTGGCTTTAGGCTACAATAACCCGCAGAAAGCCATCCGTGACCACGTTGATGAACAGGACAGAGGGGTGAACGAAATGGACACCCCCGGTGGTAAGCAGCCTATTATCATTATTAACGAATCCGGCTTATACAGTTTGATTTTCAGCAGCAAGCTGGAAAGCGCACAGCGGTTCAAGCACTGGGTCACTCACGAAGTTCTACCGTCCATCCGCAAGCATGGGATGTACATGACCGACAACCTGTTAGAGACGGCTATTGCCAACCCGGACTTCGTGATCGGGCTGATTCAGAACATGAAGGCCGAAAAGGAAAAGAGTGCAGCATTACAGATGCAGAACAAGCAGCTCTGCGAGAAGAACGAAGAGATGCAGCCTAAAGCAGACTACTTCGACGACCTCGTGGCGTGGAACGTGTCTACCAACTTCCGCTCTACCGCAAAGGAACTGCGCATTCCTGAACGCTTGTTCATCAAGATGCTTATTTCTGACGGTTACATCTACCGTGACAAAAGCAAGGGCATCCTGCCAAAAGCGGGCAAGGGTGACGGTCTGTTTGCGGTAAAGGAATACTGCAACCAGAAGAACAAGCACGGTGGCGTACAGACCAGAGTAACGCCGAAAGGCCGTGAGACGTTCCGTCTACTCTATGCAAGCATCCGTAGAAGCGTATAACAGCCAATAAGAAAAGCCAGTGGTTAGAGAACATCTAGCCACTGGCTTTTTGTGTTATGGATTAGAATTTCAAGTTGTCTGTGTTCCAGAGCGTTGCGAACGTGTCAGGGGATTCAAATTTGATTGAGCATTCTACGCTTTCCACGGATTCTACACCATTTCTTTCAAGTTCTGAATCTTGAATGGTGATGGCGCACACTGCTTTTTTGCCATTGTAAATTTTTTGAAGCAGTATGTACGGATTAACCGTCTTGCCGTTGACCGATACGCTGTCACAATATATCACAAGGTCTTTTCCACTTTCGTTTGAAACCTGAAGCAAAAGCACATCCGTTCCGAATGTAGACGTTTCTTTTTCCTTCACGCCAGATATAACAACGCCTTTATCGTTATACGCTTCTTCGCCAATATGTGATTCTTCAAACGTATTTCCGACTTTAGATGTTTCTATCGTGGTATCCTCAACACTGAACAGCTTTTTATTTGTGTCCTTGTCGTAAACAGTGAAGTAAAGCTCAATCTTCTGAACTTCGTAAATTCCCGCACGTTCAAGATCAGAATAGAAAAGATAAATCGGTTCAGTCGATTCGTTTCCTGCGAGAACATCAGAATTGTACTGCGCAGTCACCATATAGTCATTGACAATCAACGAATCGCAGACTACGGATATATTTTTATCACTGCTGTTTTTAATGGAAAGTTCCAGTGCATTACCGCCAAGTGTTGCATTGGACGAAGTCCAAATCACATTGCTTGTATCAATAGCATCTTCTTTATACCCAGTAACAGTGATTTTGATTCCATCTTGTTCTGCGAGAACCTTTGGCTCAATTGTTGTTTCTTTATTGGATGTTTCCTCTTTGGTTTCCAACTTGCTTTCTGTCTGTTGTAATTTGGATGTGGCATCGACCGAAGAACTTGGACTTTCGTTTGACGAAGTGGGCATCGCACAAAAACTGACAACCAGAACCGCAAATGATATCACAAATGCAAGGAGTGTTTTATTGTTCTTTTTGCGGCGCATTGCATTGATAAGACACATTATGCCGAATATCGGAGTTGTCACCATTGTTATCAAAGTGAGCGCAAAAAACATTTTGATTCCACCTTTCTTTGGCCAAAATTTTATATAACGTTTGAAATACCATGTGCCATAAGATACACACCAAAAACCAAAAGAGCTGCACCGATAATGATGCCCCATATTGAAGCGGCAATCTTTTCGTTCTTTTCGCGTCTTTCTTTATTCTTGTCATTCTTTTGATTCATTGCAGATTCCTCC